GGCGATATTGTGTTGCTGGGTGGTCTGGCAGAAAACAAGGATTCGCAGGCCAACACAGGATTATCATTTCTGCCAAAGAGCTGGAGTCAGAAGTCTGACGAGAAGAGCCGCACGGATATGGTTATTCTGTTACAGGTCAAAAAAGTTTGAGTGCCGACCGGGATTATCAGGACGCGGCATCTCAGTTTACCTACCACAACGTCAGTGCGCATAATGTGACACGCGTTATGTTGAAAAGGCCGCTGCGATACTCTCCACCGCAGCGGCCTTTTTATACATAACGTCATTGTGCGCACTGAACCTTAAAGGATTTCAGTGTCCTTACTTAGTTTTTTGTGTATGGTCATCACCAACGGTGGGACAAGCGTTATCAGGCTGAATATTGTCATGCCTGTGATGCTGCCAACAACGAAATGCTTTATCAGCAGGTCAAGGATTAAGTCACTGGTTATCTGCATATTTCCTTGTTTAACTTTTCCTTTGATCTTTCCTGGCCTGTTTGTTTGACGTTGGGAAAGGGATCACATTGCCTTTTTTTTCTTAAGTTCTTCCTGACTTACCATATCTATTGCTGCGTCTTTTGCGTAGTGATCTATCATGTAAGACAGTACTTCGGTCCATTTTATGCTCCTTCCTATCTTTTGACTTGCATCAATAGCTAATCTTTCTAGCTTTAGATACTTCTCGTTTGGCACGTTATAACTCTTTCTTTTTTCAGCCATTATTTAGCCCCCTTTTTTGTATTTAGCCATCATGTACTCTAGAGCACTTGAGCAAATGTTGTTAATACATCTTGTGTTCATGATGTTTTTTGAGTATGTTCTTTTTTGTCTTTCATCATGAGGACATGAGGTCATGCAAATTGTTTACTACGATTACTTTCCTGGGTTTGGTTTTTACTTGACTGCTCCTGTTTACTGTACAGCCCGTGTTGATGGTCTTTGGTTAAAATGTGACTCCTTTGATGAGCTGATCAATTACTGCCTTCGTTTTATTGGGCCAGAGTTCGTTCTTGTTTCTCTTTCAGTTCCTTCCGGATCGTGGGTTGTCTATCTGGATATGGTTGAGGCTTCCGATATGGTTTCGGGAGAGGAGTATGACTGAATCAACCATCCTCACAGCGTATAACGCCATCGACGCGGCATCCGTTGCCCTTAGTCGTCCCTGCCTGACGCTGTCCGAACGCGAGCATTTTCGGACTGAGCGCGATGTTGCCACCCGCAACCTTTCCACGCTTTCCCGCCAGTATCGTGATGAGGTCGGGACCTTATCTGCACAGCTCGCATTGCCGCGTAACACGCAGGTTGACCGTGTGATTTACGGAATTAACTGCACGGATTTATCTCTCGCTGACAGGGGTAAGGCTGCCGGACTGGTTTCACAGTTTGGCTCGTTTTCGTTCACCGTGGCACACGCTTTCTGCCGTCTTGTTTATCAGCTCGGTGTGAAAAATGCGCTGATGGCGCTTGAGTCCGCGCACCGTTTTGCTTTCTTCAATCAGGACGGAGACCCTTATGAATTCTCGCTTTTCTGCACTGATGAACAGCTTGCTGAGGTGGCTGATTCGGTTGTTCGTGACTGCCTTGTTTCCCGGGCCATTTATAGTGATGTACCAGAGCATCACCTTCTCAATGTGATGGCCTATTTTCGGGCCATCTCCGGCTTTGATTTCGCACCCGTTTATGCCACTTATCATGAGCGTTACGGCGATGAGGGATTGCTTAAGCGTCTGACTGATTTGGCTTTTGTCACCCGTTTCCTGCGGGTTGTCCGTGACCAGCGGGTTAATGAGGTCTGTCGCATGCTCGGCATACTGAACCGCAACGCGCCTTATATTTCTGACTGGCATCGTGACCTGTTTGCTGTCCGCAGTAAACGCGTGAAAAAGTATCTCCGGTCCTCCGGTGTCTTTGATGCGTTTAATGAGCTGATCTGTACGCTGGAAGATGCGCATAACGCCTCTGTTTCGAATCCGAAAAACCGGATTGCTGAACTCTGCGTTCGTGGAAAGGCCGTCTGTGAACTGTCCGAAGATATGGGGCTGTCCGGTTACTTCATCGTGCTCACCACGCCGTCACGTTTTCACCCGACGACCAGTTTTAATGTTGCCGGAAAATGGCATTCTCGTCCGAATAAAAAATGGTGGGAAGCAGGTTGCCCGACCGTTAAGGATTCGCACGCCTGGCTGAATACCGTCTGGCGTCGGGTCTGCCGCAGACTGGATAAAGCCGGTATTCAGATACCCGGCCTGCGTACGGTCGAGCCTCATGCTGACGGTACAACGCACTGGAATTTCCTGATTTACTGCAATCCCCATGAGAGCGCAACGGTGCTGGCCATTTTCCGTGAAGAGGCCATGCGCGATGAGCCGGATGAAAAGGGGGCGAAAGAGCACCGTATTTGTATTGAGGCTATTGACCCTGAAAAGGGTGATGGTTTCCGTTACATCGTGAAGTACATCACCAAAATGGCGGGTGATGTCAGTGCGGATGGTATTACCGCCCTGAATGACCGTTATTCTGCCCGTTCATTCTGTGATGCCGTCAGCCGTGCCGCCTGCTGGCAGAAAGCAACGCGCCTTCGCCTGTTCCAGTTCTTTGGCGTTCCGTCCGTCACGGCTTACCGCCAGATGCGCAGCTTCCGCGCACCGCTTGAGGCGCATCATATCAATATGCAGCAGTTCACGCCGCAGCAGGTCGCCGAACTGGAAGCCATCCGCATGGCCTGTGATGCAGGCGATTTCCGGACCTATATCCTGCTGAACGGCGGTTTCTTCTGTTCTGAACGTCTGCTTCGTCCGTTTTACGTTCAGCCGCAGGAAGGTGGTAAGCCCCGTATTAACCGTTACGGTGAACCCTGCGCACCGGTGATTTCCGGTTTCATGTTTGGCCCTGTTCCGGTCATAACCCGTTTTATGGGTTGTGTTGTCCGCCGTATGACCCCCTCAGAAAAAATCCGCGCAGCGGAAACCAGAAGCGGCAGCAGCTATGAATCTGTGTTTATTTCGTCGGCTTCACGACACCGCACGACGCGCTCCCGCGCGGCGGGTGGGGGCGGCGAAGCCGACCCTTGGACTTGTGACAATAACTGTCCCTGACTGAATTTTTAACATTGAGGAGTCTGATTTATGAATCAAATTTACGACAGTTTTCCGTTTCCTTCCCCTGAGGGTTTTACCGCAGGTATGACAATGGCGGGATATTTTATTCACGCCACTGTCATAAATGATGAGGAGTTAAAACCCACGGGTTCTCATTATAACCCTGAGGCCAAACCCAAATATGCCATTGTTATTGCCTATCCGTATGAGGACCGAAAATTAAAAGTCCGCCGTGAGGAGCATGAGCGCTTTTCCTGTACTGAGGAGGATTTTAAATTTTTTAATTCATGTCCTGATTTGCAGGGCAAATCTGTTTATCTCACGGTGGATGTTAACTCATGGTCGACAGGCTCAGAACGTCATGGTGTCTGGTATCGTTTTATTTCCGGCTCCATGAAACGTTTTGACGGTCAGCCGCTGGGTGCACTGCCCGCAGGTAAAGAAAAAGGCTGATGATATGTCTGACGCTGATTTTCTGAACTTTGTTTTATTTGCTGCGCCTGCAATGATTTTATTTTCTTCAGGTTTTGGCATCGGAATAAAACTGATTCGCGCCTGTGACTCACAAAGCATTACTGTTCAGCGTTATTATGACTGAATTTGATTTCAGCGGTGTTTTATCCGCACTGAATTCTGGCGTACAGGACGGGGAGCTTTACTGGTCCGTTCTTTATGTCTGGATTGTCTGCTGGCTTCTTGGCTTTGGTCTTGGTGTTATTTTCACTCTGGTCTGCCGGATGTTCAGTGATGCTGTTAATTAATTTTAATTGTCAAAGAGGAATTGTATGAAACTGAAAACCCTTGTTTTATCTGGTCTGGCAACGACTGCTTCTGTCGCTGCGCTTCCGGCTTCTGCTGCGGTTAGTGTTCCGTCTTTTATTACTGCTGATACTGTTAAAGAAATTGGTGACGCGCTCACCAGTGTGATTGGCATTGCAGGTACGGCGGCATTTGCCGTTCTTGGTGTTTCACTCGCTGCCCGTCTGGGTATCGGTATCATTAAAGGCTTCCTTTCCCGCGCAACCTGATAGTTATTTAACGACAGCGCCCTCCGGGGCGCTTTTTTAATCATACCAGGAGTGTTTTGTTTGATTCACTTTATTATTCCGCTTCTGTTTTTGTTCTTTTCCTCGTTTTCTTTCGCTGAAGAGAAAGAAAATCCGGATGCACTTGTTCAGTGTGCAGGCCATTCATCCTGCAGGACAGATTATTCGGACGCGGGGACGTCGATTAAATTAGCCAGGGCGGCCGGTCATCTTTTCTGTGGTTCGGGCAATTATGACGCATGTTCCGGAATAATTCATTATTGTGGTGTGCCACTTTCCACGCCTGTTAATGCACCTTCGACTGTCGGGTCTTTTGTCCGTGCCCGGTGGTCAGCATATAAAGTCTGGGATTCAGACAAGCAAAAGTGGACAGCCTGCACCCTTGCTTTTCAGGGTGGTGAGGGGGATTTGACACCTGAATATAATAAGCCGGTTACCGAAGAAAATTGTCTTTCCCGTCCGGTAATTAAGGACTTTTCATATTCTCTTGGTGATGTTGTCTGGG